CGAATTCCTTCGGGCGTATACGATTGTTGTCCCATTTCGTTATCGAGAGGTCCTGAAGCAGGTGCGGTTACTCGTGCACCTACCATTTGTTGCTTACTTGCTTGAACTGTCTGCATTACATCTTGCATAATTCCTGTGGACTTATCCTTGAGTACTGCAATACTCTGTTCAATTTCTTCTGGGGTATTACCGTTGATTAAGTCAATAAGTTGAGGGACGATAGAATCGCGCTCTTCCTCAAGACGTTGTGAACGGTAAGCCATCAAATCTTGGAACTTGCGTTCCTGTTCTAGGAGAGCAAAAGCACGTTCTCTTTCAAGACGTTCATTCTCAAGTTGAGAATTAAATTCTTGCTCCTTCTTCTGGAGGAGTTCTTTGAAGGATAATTCCTTCTCAATCTTCTTTTGCTTTTGTTCTGCTTTTTTGGCTTCACGTTCTGCAAGACGAGCCTGCTTACGTGCGGCTGCTTCTTCGCGCTCTTTCTTAAGAGCAGCAAGTTCTTCAGCCATCTTTTCCATCTGTGGATACAACTTTGCCTTCTCCTGCGCACGAGCCTTTGCAAGGTCATCGGCAGTAAATCCAGGCATAACTGTCTCACTTACTTCTGGTGCAACTGGAGCCACTGGCTCTGGTGCATCCATCACTTCTTGATTATCGGCCATTATTGGTCACCTATTTTTCTTGTGTGTTTGTCCATATGCCTTGCGGCGTGTCCCTTGGGTTCTTACGAGACTATTGCATTACAAAATGTCGCAATTGTCTCGATATACTCTGACTTTTTGTCAGAATGCTAGTTGTCGTTGCGGTCAACGTTCCTTCGCTGCACTTGCTTTGTGCCGTAGGCGTCTTCCACTAACTGTTGACGAATGGCACCCTCGCTTTGATCTTCAAGGCTTTCATTCATCTCTTGTTCTGGGTCTTTAATGCTCTCTGGAGTTTCTGGTCCCAGAATTCCATCGCCCATGATGTCTCCATCTCCCAATTGAGTTGGCTGCATAGGGATGGCGCTATTGCCATCAGGACCAGGCATCATTCCTGTCATATCCATGATTTGCTTCTGAATCTGAATCTTAAGAAGTTGCAAAGCACCATCGGCCTTTGCATCTTCCTTCAACTCATCACGAATCTCACGAAGTTTTTCTTCTGGGAACTCTTCGCCTAAAGTACGAAGAGCACCTTCCTTGGACTCAAGGCCAGCAGTCATCTTTGCCTGAACTTCGTTCAAGACGATTAACTTATCAAGAGGAAGTGGAGGTGGGAAATGCACGTAGTTTTGGTAGGTGATTGGATCATCAGGATCCAACATAGGAAGTTGATCTGATTTAAGTGGGCCATCAACTTCTGGGTTATACATGAATGTCTCTGGCTCTTTAAGGGCCAAGTTACGAAGGATAAGTTCGTTGATACGCTCAATACCTTTACCGTACTGAATAACCTTTTGAGAGTAACGGTTCATCAATGGCTGGTACTGAATAGACAGAGCAACACCTGAGGTATTAGAGATTGGTTGAACTTGACCAAGAGCACTCTCTGGAATATTCATGATTTCGTGCATAGAACGCTTGAGAAGTTCTAGGTACTGAAGAGCACCGTTGATACCTTCAGCGCCACCATCGAGGTTAAATACCTGTGCGTCTTTTGGAAGACCGCCCCATACCTTGCTTGCGCCCTTTTCAAGGTTAGAAGCCTTTGCACCGATAATAACGGTAACTGGGGCAGCGTGGTAGTTGATGATATCAGCAACGTCTGTTGCAATTTCATTGTATGTGCGGTTAATCGTAATGATGTCTTGGCAATCTGCAAGACCCCATGGAGAACCTGTTACAGGAATATTTGGAATATGTACCACAGGAATAAGTCCTAGTGGATTTGGACGAGAGTCAATCAATTCATCGTTGATGTACTCTTCGATCATGTCGTCTGTAAGGATTTCAGTGTAAGTAAATACCTGGCGTGTTCCTTCTAACGATGTGCCCCAGAAACGGTACTTCTGCTTAAAGCGAAGCAAACGAGTACGGTCATGAGGGTGAAACTCTGGAAAACAAAATGAGGAGTTCATTGGCAAAACGCGAACACGGCCAGGGTGGAAATGTCCAGCAGAATCTGTCCATGCTTCTTCGTAAGCAACCTTTACAAAGCAGTCACCTGTAACTCCGCCTTGCTGAGCCATCTCAAGAAGTACACGCTCTTTGTCGTTGTCAACTTCCCATACGCGCTCTAAGCGATCTGGGACGATTGCTTCTGTTGCTTTAGGTGAGCGAAAGTTAACGCCCTTACCAAAAGTAAATCGAGCAAGATAATCAGTAAATGCTCGGTAATAATTGATTGTCATCTGTGCTTCGCCAGTTTCACGGCGGTAGCCCCATTGATGACCTAGGTACATCGCAAAGTTAAGTGAGTAACGGTTTAAGCGAGGACCGTGGACTTCAAACTCTTCATCAGCAAGTTCTACTAATCCCAGTGGGGAAATAGAGATGGTTAAGTCAGATGAGGCCGCTCTGTAGGACGGCGGAGAGAAGTCAAGATATGACATTACTTACCTTTATTCTTTTCTTCTTTTTTCTCAAGTGGCTTACGCTTCTTAGACTCAAACTTTTTTTGTTGAATTTTTTGTCTGCGGTCTTTTTCGTGCGTCTCTGTAAATTGTCCGCCAAGTTCGATGTAGTGTTTGTGCACCCATGCGCTGGCTCCAGGAGAAGGGTATGTTGCATACTTAGCGCGTGCTTGAGCAATAACCATTTGATACAACTTTGGATTGCTAGGCTTTTGCATTTCATCTCCTCCCTGGATAACCCGATAGCCCCCACACTAGTGTGAGGGCATACGGATGTCTGTCTAAATTAGTCGTTAACGACTGTTGCAGATTGACGCTGTGTGCGTCCGCCTGATCGAGTTACTTCTTCGATCTTTGCTGCTGAGTAGTCGTTCATTGTGCCGTGAGCAAACTCTCCAAGAAATGTTGGTGCTTCAACCCATGAGGCTGAACCAACGTGAGCACGCTCTGCCATTGTCTCGGCAGCAGACTTCTCCCATACTGGAGCATTACGGTTTGGACGACCAGGTGCTGTAGCAGCGCCCTGCATCATTCCCTTTTGAAAATCGTTTGGAACGTCTGTATCTGTAGCAATACCCTCTTCAAAACGGAGTGGGCCACGACGTGTTGTGTTAGCGGCACCCTTCATCTCGTATACCTGAGGTGCACGCTCTGGGAAGCGTGGTGCTGGTGAAATTGTCATTATGACTCCTTAAGGATGTAAACGGAAAGGCCTTTTCCTAGTACATAGTTTCCACCCTTTTTAAGGGGTTTTGTTGTTTAACTAAAAAACGGATTAGAAGAAACTAATACCTCTGGCATGACCAACTCTTGTGTAAGACTGCATGCGATAGCCAAAGAGTCTGCAAAATCGTCATGAGCATAGGTTTCGTCAGGTGCAGCGGCTGAGAAATTTGGCCCTTTAAACTGGACTTCCAAGTCTGTCATCTGTTGATAAAAACGCTTCCATGTGCGCAATCTGCGAGTTTTTGCATGGGCAGGCCATGTGATTAGTTTGCGCTGTATAAGCGCTTGTAAATGCTTCCATCGCTTTGACTGCTCAGATTGGCTAGAGGTAAGCGCTACAACGCGAGAACGTGGCAACAGGAGAGTCAAACGTTGGGCTACTGCGTCTCCTACACCGTTACCGTCAACACCTGCAACAAGAACATCGTAGTTGGATAAGAAGTTAACGATTTGAAAGTATTGCTCTTCCCAATCTGCCCCTTGAATTTCTAACCAGTTTAAGATCTTATGTTCAAAGTAACCAAATTCATCTGGTCGATCCCAGTCAACCCATACCACTGTCACAACTGTGGAGTCAGTTTTACGTGCTGGGTCGATACCTACAACAACAGGAGTCTTGTGCCAAGACTTAACTAACTCTTGAGATGTATCGCCAAGTTCATCCATGATGGCAGAGGTAACGAACATGCCCCGCTCAAGAAGCCACTTGCAGTTGTAAGACATTTGAAACTCATCAGAGTCCTCACCAATACGAAGCATTTCTTTTCGAATTGCTCGTTCGTAGTTAGGGTTGTACTTAATGACGTCTTTCCAGTCCCATTGAAAGTGGTTCTGTCTGGCATTACGTCCAGTCTGTCTACGCTTGTTTAACTGGATGGCTTTGTAAAAGTTATTTTTGCTTGTCGTTGGTGTTCCTGTTTTAACCATAGTACCTGCGTAGTACGCAAGCATTGGGGAAATAGATTTAGATACAACAAAGTCATCTGCTTCTTGGCACTCATCAATTACGATAAGATGGAACGACTTAGATTCGATCTTTGCTCGTGGGTTAGCAGTCATCATGGTGATGCTAGAACCAGATTTAGTAAGTTTAATTTGACGAGTAACACCGCCTACACGGGCAGCCTTATCATCGATCTCAACGTCATTCAAAATCTCAAGAGCACGCTCAGACGTAAGACGAGTAACTGCACGTCCAAATAGGGTTTCAGCCTGTCCTTCGGTAGGAGCAAATAGCCCAACCATTAATCCATCTTTAAATTTTCCTAAAAGATCAGGGTACAATTTTGCAAGCCGTGGCAAGAGGATCATCAAAGTAACCACAGTATCGGCCACTGTTTCCGACTTGCCCGACTGACGTGCAGCCAATGCTGTGATCTCTTCTGCGTCATTGATGATGACTGATTCCATGATTCGTCTAGCCAAAGGTTTTTGGTATGGATGCAGATCGTGACCAACAAGTTCTTTAAGAAAGAGCATGATCTTATCGATCAACTTGTCTACAAACTGTTGAGATAGTTCATCAAGTTGTTCTTCTACATACTCTTCTGCTGGTTTTTCTTCTTGCAAAAAGAACTCTGGATTAATCTCCTCAAACTTGTTATCATCAAATTGTTCCATGATTACAAGGAGCGCCGTTCTAGTTCTTGAGCGATAGCGTAAAACACTTCAGCGCCCAACTTTACTTCTCCCAGATCGTCTTTACTCTGAGTCCTTTGCCAACTGGAAATATGTTTGCCAATCGTGAACATCGACTGCTCCATCCATAGAACTAATTCTGGCGTAGAGATCATCGAGACTCTTTTCTCGATTCGACTTAAGGGGCGGTGTCCATCCCGCTTCTTCCGTAAAATCATTTTCTGTTACCATCCTTAGTCCGATAAGTTTATCAACTTCAACTGCGTCAGTTTGTCCATTCCATTTTCCCAATACTAACGCTCTATACCTAGGAAGTCTTAGTATTAGTGGAGTTGCTGTTCTGTACGGAGCCTCAGTCTCTTGAGTCCAACCACGAGTAACAACCTTCTTATTCCACTCATAGGGGAATCTAGTAATTTGTACAAAGTATTTTGATCCGATGTCGTGCGTTTTTGGCATTGTTATCCTATTTAAGTGGTCGTAACTTCTTCGGGCTAAGTGAGGTTTTTCCTGCTTTAGTTGAGCCATATCTCTTGCCGTAGTGTACCTGAGCACCACGACTAAACTTGTAAAAGGCTTTACGGGCTGTGGCTGAGATCTGAGAGACATCTGCTGGACCACGTGGTTTGAAGTCTAAATACTTGTAAATATATTGTCCCTTAGATACACGGGCTTTAAATGCAGCCCACTCTGTAGGGCTAACTTCGTAATAATTATAAAAAGTTCCATCACGAAATACTACTGTAATTTTTTCTTCGTCCTCGTCGTATCCAGCGGCTACTGTTCGTGGACGGTCAATATTGGTGGTAGATGTAGGAACTACAGTAAGAGGTGCAGGAGACTCGTCCTCATCGTTCTGAGCGCCATATGATCCAGGAATAGAGGGATTGTCTTCACTCTCTGTAACATCTTCCCACTGACGCTGATAAGACAACTCTGCAGGAAGTCCTGCCATATTGTTGTAGTCATAGCCTGATTGCGTTTTGTCATAGTACTTCATGACGTCTTTAAGGCCGATGATTTCTTTAAATTCGCCAAACTCTCCAGTAATAGGAGCGGTAGGTAATCCTTGAAATGGGTTTTCTACCTTTGTAATATTTGAAATTGCGTTAGTTTGTGTTGCACTAAATCCGTATACAGAACCAAGTTGCTCTAGTGGGCTGCGTAGTTCCGCAGATGACGGCAGAGCCATGCGCGTTTTGCGCGAAGAACTACCACCACCTGCGGGACGACGACTAGGCATTAGATTATGATGCGAAGTATGGTGTAATTGTTACAGTATCACCGATTGCTGCAGATGTACCTGCGGCAGTGCCTTGTGCGTAGATTGTGCCCGCACGAGCAGCAACCTTTGCAGTAACACCTGTGATACCAGAGTGGGCTGTAATGTCTGCGTGTGTTTGTGCCCAACGAATGTTATTAGCGTCTGGAACAACGGTAATGGTGTGTGTTCCGTTAAGGTCAGCATCGTATGCTGCACTTCCTGAGCCGTTTGTAAGACCAGCGATTGTTACAACATCGCCAACCTTGTATCCGTGAGCAGTTACAGTTACAGATGCAACGTTA